TTTCTTATATAGACAAAAGTTGTCTTTTGTCTTATCGCACAGTAAGTAATACTAGCCGAGACAAAATATTGGTTTTGCTCGTTGAGGTCTTACTGTGCTGATAAGGGCCGCAGGCGCATTTAAGGTCTTCTCGCCTACGCCCTTTCCTAGGGTTGCCGCAGGCGCAACACAACCCTAGAAAATCCCTACCGGGACGGAGGCTACACCGAAATTTGGTGAACATAGTATAACTATAATTAATCCTGCGGAGCAGCTATTCTGCCCCAGACGGATTTTGGGCCTAAAATCCCGATTTGCCACGATCTACAGGGTCTAAAGCCCCTGACGACGATCCCGCAAATCGCGATTAACGCTAAACTTAAGAGGCTTTTTATTGACGCGTTTGTAAACAAACCCCTTAACCCCTAGTTGCAGAACCTAAATTGCTAGGGGTGACGCCTCTGGGAAAGATCTGAAGATAAGGAGCTGATCTACTGATAAGAAATAGTATATATAGCTGGAGAATTGTGACCATCTTTTTCTATAAAATGGTCAACAACACAAATGACAAAACTATAATCTTTACATCACAAGATGTAGAAAGAGCGCACACTGCTACACGCAGATTAATTTATTTAATGGGAACAAGTTCTGACTTAGACAATGATGACGCAGATTTTATTCAAGCTCTAATTGAAAAAATGGAAATAGTAACAGATACATTATTACATAAATACCACACTCCTCTAACTGGAATGGAAAGTGATGTAATTGACCTAACAAAAGATTAAATAAACTTTTTTATTTCAACAACTTTTAATCTTCTCATCAACGCATTGAACGTTTCTTCGTCCAAATCTGGATACCACATTTTTGGGGATAAATTACTTGTAATCCAAAAATTTTTAGCTTTCAAAACTACCGAAGACCCTTTCACTTCCACAATACATGGATACTTGTCCAACCATCTGAGTATGTGAGATATGCCAATAGTGCCACGGAACTCATCGATGACCACGTTTTCTTGTCCCCTATACCCATCCCAGAATTTTGAATTGGGGTCTTTTGGGTAAGCATCAATAGTTCCTTCTTCCCAGGCCCTATGACTTTTTCCGGTTCCTGTCTTTCCCCAAAACACCCAACAAGATTTTTCAATTCCAACAGGCTTTGCATTTTCCACAGCAATTCTTTTGAGATTCCCGTAATAACGTATGAGAACATCGGGAGGGATGCCATCGAAATTTCCGGACTTGGCATCATTGAGGATAACGGCCCAATCTGCAGAACAATTTCTCTTGAACGGTCGATTTCCAAGTTCAAATTGCGTACCTTCGACACGAGTTTCCTCTTTCCAGACATAATCTTCCGCTGCTTCGGAACGGGTTGGCTCGGCATGGGCATTTCCAAAAACTTTTCGAAGATGGGAGAGTCGCTGTTGCCCACTAAAATGGACGAAGAGTTGCCAGTGCAAATATCCTTCTCCTTCACTCCCTCTCTCCAACTGTCCTTTAATATAGGCGACGGAGGGGGGCCGGTAAGGTGTATATCCTTCCCATGGGATAGTAACCATCCACATTCTTGCCTTGGGATACTTGACATTATTATTATTATCTGACATACGAATTTCATTCTCAACAATTTTTATTTTATAGTCACATTGGAGCAACGCGTCTTTCCCATGGGTCAAAACGACGCACTTCGGTGACAACGGTTACAAATCGGGCAAAGCAGTTTGTACCGAAATAATAGGTAAAAGAATTCCAGGCTTTTGCATTTTAAAAGCAACAGCAAACTTATTATCAATTTCATAATCTAATTGAACAGGTACAGAAGAAGGGGCACCAGCAACATTTGTAGTAACAATTTTTTCAGCAGCCCACATCTCCCATTTACCCTTATCCAAAATAACTTTATCAGACGACGGATAACCATCAAACAAATGCATGAAAGCCGAAATAGACATCCGGAAATTTTGTTTCAAACTACTCCGATGAATTGCACCAGGTTGCAATTCAAACTTCCTTCCAGATTTCGTTTTGTGAAACAATTTGGCGCTGGGAGGTTCACCCAAAACATTACTACCTGCTTGTTGCTTGGCAGCAACAGCAATATTTCCATTAGTGGCGTCACCTATGAAAGCTGTATATACCGGTGGACCAGCAACCATATCACCACGAACAACCATTTCAGTACCATTTCCATTTCCATAATAATGACAAATCTGCAAAGGATTAGCATTATTAACATCAGTTTCACCAGCGCCAGACGCATTAGCAGTTGAATTCTGAAATGACATCTGAGAATGTAAATTAAACGTAAGCATACTTTTAATCATATTACATTGATGATAAAACCTGTAATCAGTATTTTCAACAGATTTCCAAACCATAGTGGTAAACTTATTACGTTTATCAGCACCAGCTAGAGTAACATTCAACAATGCTGCAACAATAACAACATGGGCTTGAAAGATAGAATTTACAACAACCGTAGTACTTACAACAGATACGGGTGTAAGAGATTGCGGATTAGCATACACATTAATAATGTACTGACTAGCAAACGAAGGTCCGACGCTACTTTCATTTTCAGGAACAAATCCTTCTTTGGTCCAAAACTCCTTGACAACAGCACGAGCAACAGCAATAACCAAAGAAGCAGGAGCAAAATTAGTGTGACCAATATAAACACACTGAATATCACTAACCTTTTGAGTTACCTCAGTACGATTCATTTGTCCTTGATTAATACGCAGACCTTTCACACCACGTCGTTGACGTTTGCCCTTACCACGTGATTTACGCTTTAACTTTCTCTTCTTATGTGGTTGCCAAGAGATGGGGGCAACACCACCCCCACTACTAATCTTTCCACCACCACCACCTCTACTACGGACAGCAGTCTTTCTTTTAGGCGGAGTTCTCCTGTATGTCGGAGGAGGTGTATTATACGCATTATAAGCTCTGCCAACAGAACGGGCTCCAGCTACAATAGCCCGCCTATTTCGCCACGCTGCTTGAATAACAGCAGCAGCTCCTTGTCTTCTTCCAAACTGACGGTTGTTTACAATAAAAGGGGGTCTATTTTCAATTTCCATGGGAATATTTTTTTAACAAAAATAAGGGGTAAAAAATTTTCTTATATAGACAAAAGTTGTCTTTTGTCTTATCGCACAGTAAGTAATACTAGCCGAGACAAAATATTGGTTTTGCTCGTTGAGGTCTTACTGTGCTGATAAGGGCCGCAGGCGCATTT